CCGTTACCACTACTTGCCACATCTTGAATGCGTGTGGATTCGTAAGATAAACAGCACCTCCAAGTATCAATGTCAAATCTCCAACAGGTAACGCGCTTGTCCTTGCAAACGTGCCGTAGAGACTTCCATCAAGATAAACGTCTATGTTACTTGAGCCTACCTGTAAGTAGATATGCGTGTCCGTGTCCTTGCTTAGATTGATAATGTAGTTTGTAGCTTGACCATCTGGCATATTCAAGAACCATCTAGTTTGATTTGGGAAACACCATAGGTTTAACGAGTTGTAGTTGTTTTGCCCTAATGATGTACCGAAACCGAATAGACCCTTCGCAGAACCAACCGCGCTTGTAGGGTCGTTGAACATGAAACCGACCCCGAAGTTCGGATAGTATTGATGACCGCAAACATTACCAACCGCCCTATCGCTCACACCGTCAGTAGATAGTGCTTTGCCGCCTAAGTATGACAATGGAGTCGTTGGCGTAACATCAGGAACAACAACTTCTCCACCTGATATGGTAGTTGGAACAGTTCCCAAAGTTTCATAACGAACGGTAATGTCTTTTGCTATTGTAGATGGTTGGTCAGCTACCAAGTCGCCATTCGCGCTGATAGATGTGTCAGGAATGACAAGAGAATCCTCTGATTTAACGCTTACAGAATAGCTTGAGTCTGAGTTCTCAATTGTTGAATCATCAATCCTCCAATGAACTCCTTGCTTTGAGCCAACTTGAGTCGCTCCCGTACTTTGTCTGATCTCAATGTTGCCTGTCTCTCCCGATGATATGTCTACCATATCAACACCGTTCAATTGAACAGATGCATCAGGAACAACAGAAGGGTTTGCAGCAGTTCCAACAGGAGTTCCGGAACTGTTCTCAATCACTTGATTGTTAATGTCTCCAGACTCAGATGTTCCAATTGTTACACCGTTGATCTGTTCTGTAACCTCTCCTCCGATGATTATCTCAGAATGAGTGATTTCAATCGTTGGACTCGCTGTAACTTGTACGTCAATAGCTGCCATTATTCCTCTGCATAGTTTGTACGTTCAATATTGAACAAGTGATAAACTCCCATTGGTTTGTAATCATCAACAAAATCAGCGTTGTCAATCTTGATGAACCATTCAAGATAGCATTTTCCCTCTGGAAATTCCTTTGAATCTTTTTCCGTTATCTCTAAAGTGTATGCTCCTGCTGCTACTTCAGTTGTCAACTCAGTCCAATCGGAAGGAGCAACTTTTCTAAATCGTTTCAAAGAGTCTCCATTCTCTGCACGTAGAATGTAACGGACATCAGCGATAGATGCATGAGGAATAGCCGTTCCGTTCGCGTCCTTATGCGTTACGGTGACCCTCTCTGCCATGCCTTGATAAAATGTTGTTGCTGCCATGATTATAATTCTGCTGATTGTTGAACTTTTACTGATTGACCGTTTATTCTGTTGATATCCGTAACTCTTACCACTGGTTGCATCTGCTCGATTCTGTCTCCCAATAAAGATATTTGATTCTCTAACTGAGCGTTATTGTTTGCGCTTGCCTGTCTTGCTGCAAAGGTAGGACTTGCAATTCCTCCTGCTGCCATGTATGTTCCTGGAACAAGTGCTTTACCTCCTCCGAGTTGATTTAATATGGATGCTTGCTGTCTGAGTTGTGGGTCTTGATAGACTCCTTTTGTTAGTATTATCTCATTCCCTTCCATCTCATAACCTCCATGTCCGGCAACAGTAAACGGAATACCTCCTTGAGAGTGTGATGGGCCTTGAGCAATACCACCATCTGCGAACTTCTCTTGTTTCATTTGTCCAACTTGAGCAAATCCAAAGGCAAGAGCTGCTGCTGCCATGATTGGCCCAAGTGCAACTCCAACAATCGGAATTGAAGCTCCAGATTGATATGCTGCGATAGCCGCTTGAAGTGTTTGAACGATAGCTGCTGCAACAGCCAACTCATGTGCCTCCTTTCTGCGCTTCTTGGTCATTGCCGCAATCTCTGCGTCAGTCTTTCCTGCTGCTTTCGCTTGATCTTCGGTTTGCTTGATGTTCGCTTCAATCTGCTGAGAAAACCCTGTAAGGATATTTGCAACTGTTCCTAGTGACGCTGTTGCTGCTTGCGTGTAATTCTGCTGTTCCTGCTGTCTCTTTGCAGCCAACTCATCCTCATGCGCTTTTAACGCGTCTGTCTTTTGCCTATCAAGAGCAACAACTTCAGCATCAACCTCTGCCTTTTGTTGGAGTAGTTTCGCATTTCTCTCTTGATCAACCATGCCGATCATTTCGGTTGACGCTGTGTAATTTTGAATCTCTAAATCAAGAGTCTGTTGTTTAGCCGCTGCAAGTTCAGCGTCAATCTGAAGAAGTGCTGCCTTTCTTATCTCTTCGTTCTGAATCTCTGTCTCAACTTTTAACCTTGCTGCATGAGCCTCGTCATCAAGTCTTTTGAGTTTTGCATTAAGAATATTGTCCTGCTCTGCTCTGTGTATCTCAATCAACTCCTGAGATAGAAACTGCTCAATTGCTTTCTCGTTTTCTCCTGCTTCTCTTAATAAGTTTGCTTTATTATACGCGTCCTCCTTCCGCTTTTGGAGTTCAGTCATTTGACTGACTCTGAAATCTTCCCGAATCTTTGCTCTCTTTGCTTCTGCTTCCTCTTCCGCTTTGATCTGTGCCTCTGTTAGCTTCCGCTTCTCGTTCTCATGCTTGACATACTCAGCGTGTTCCTGCTTTCGTATGCTGTTCTCCTTTGCTTTCAGCGTTCTCAATTTCTTGATGTTGGCTGCCTCGATCTCTCCAAGTTTTGCTCTCTCCTCTGCTAGTTTCTGCTCATCCTCCTCAAGATTCTCACTCAAATCCATTTGCGCTTGAATAATGGCAACTCTCTCTTTTTGAAGTTCCAATTCCGACTTCATGTTCTCCTCCTGGATAGCGTTTGCTTTCTTGATAGCCTCTGCTCTTACAGCATAGCTTTTTGTTTCATCTTCAGCGATCAATTGTAATTCTGCAACCTCTGCTTTGCGCTTTGAAACCTCGACCAACAACTCTCTCTCAGCATCTCGCAACTTCTGCATCCGCTTTTCGAGTCCTGCTGCTGCTTGACTTTCCTTAACTATCTCTTCCGTGATTCCTGAGAACGCTCCCTTTGCCGTTTCTGCTGCTCCTGCAAAGTCTCCAGAGAATACCTTTGTCAAAGCCTCTCCGAGTTGAGACATTCTATCCGTCAGAACAGACACCGTTGCACCAATAGCAGATAGACCTTGAGCCAATAGTTCAGAACCTCGCTTTGTCTGAGTTAGGAATGTGACCATTGAACCAAGAGCAACAACAAACGCTCCGATTCCCGTTGCTATCATTGCGACCTTGAGAATCTGCAATGCTCCTGATAGTCCTCCAGTTGCAACTGCGCTTGCTTTGGTTGCCGTTGCCGATGCAACAACTCCATCTTTGTACGTCTGTAATTGATTTGCAAGTCCTCCAAGATTAACGCCCATGACGTTGATCTGTCCTGCAACTCCTTTCAATGCCTCCTCGTAATTTCCAACATTCCTTCGATTGTCTCCTACCGCTTTCTCATTCGCCTTTAGCTTATCAGATAACGCCTTGATGGTAGCTTGCATCTGTTGTCCGGACTTCGTGTTCTCTCTCTGCTCTTTGCTCAGTCCATTGTACTCTTTTGTTAGGAGAGACAGACGCGCTCTCAGTTGTTCGTTTGAACCTTTCGCAGCATCAACAACGGTCTTGTTGTTCTGCATCGTCTTGTTTGCCTCACGAAGATTCTTGTTCGTTTCGGCTAACTTGACCTTAACGTCCGTCTGCTGCTTTGCATACTCTTTCGAGTCAATCGCTCCTATCTTGTAGAGTGCGTTTATCTCTTTCTGTTGCGTCTTTAAAGCGTTGACTTCTTGCTGATATTCACGCATAGATTTTGCTGCTGCATCTTGTGCCTCTCTTGCTGCCTTGATGTCACTCGCATTAATGTCTATGTCAACTATTATTTTCTTCTCGGCCATTACGGTAATTTAACGAGTTCAACCTCTGTTGAGTCAACTTGATTTATTTTGAACTGATCTACATAGGACAGATAAAACAGACATCCGTATTTATCAATCCATTTGGGAGTTGAGAAATCAATCTGATTGATGTCTAATGCTGATAATCTAATCAACTGCCTGACCATCTGTGGAGATTGGATGATTCGTTGTAAGGTTAGCCAATATGCAGATGTTAACGCGTTCCATTGAATGTTATCGAAATATACCTCACTCGCATCTGTAACCGTTGCTGCTCCAACTAGGTCAATGGTATTGCTTGAATTTTCCACAACTCTATGCAGACCGATTCTTGGATTTGATTTTCTGTATTTGTAATAATCTTCAATGTAAATGACCTTGCCTGTGGTTGCGGGAGTTGACCCTGTAACGAGTGCATCCGTTGAAAGCGTTGTATCGCTCATTTGTCTCACAACCTTAACCACTTGACCGTTGATAGTTGCACCTCCGATGGTTGTATTTCCATCCACTCCTGAGAATATAAGCTCATAACCTTCGTCAATATTGGAAGTTCCTTCAACATTCACGTACAAAGAGTAAATTCCCATGTAAACAGTTCCAGATGTTGCTTGTGTTCCGGAAAATGTCTTTCCTGTGTGAATGGTCGTGTCATCCTCCACGCTTGTTACTGCGAATGTCTGACCGTTTATTGATGAACCAATCCAAGTCTGTGAGCCGTTTAGTCCTAATAGTGTGATTCTTGTTCCCTCATCTATATCAGACGCACCCGATGAAACAGTGATCACGCCTGAGTTGGATATTCCTGTTATGGTCAGAGACTTGTGTTGAATGTCCTCTGTTCCCGACTTCGTATCGTGCAGATGAATTGCCGCTTTTTCGATAGTGTTGTTCATTGTCAACACTCGATTGCATAAAGAGAATGGTGCTTGATAAAGTGTTTTTTTGCCTTCTGGTTTGTTGCTGCTTGTTATTGTTCCCTCTCCTAAGTCTTTAACTTCCTTAATGAACTTGTCTCCTGTGTCGTTGTCATAAGATAGAATATTGGTCTTTGAATAGTTACCATATTCGGGAGTTATAGCAGCGTCCTCAGAGATGTCTATTTTATCACTCCAATCTTCGGGAGGATTCGTTGGAATACTGTCAAAGTGAACTAGGCTGATGCTCTTAGTGCTTGCGT